GCTAACACCGTAAATCTTTGGGCGAGCGGAACGCTTTGGGATAATGTACGAAACGGAACAATCCCATATGAATCTGATGTAAACGAAGAAACGAGTTTTGCTTGGTGGGCGAACGAGATCAAAACCCTTCGTGGACTAGAGATGTATGGTTATGAGGGAGGACGCCATGTTGCTTCTGTTGGTGCTGTTGAGAACGACCCCGTAGCCTCAGCTATTATTCTTGAATACGAAACAGAGGATTTTGCACTATTGACAAGAGACTTTCACTTGTTAGCTGAGAGTCTGGGCTGGGATTTGCTTTGTCACTTTGTTCTCGTAGAGAAGGATGACAGTAAAGCAGAAGGTTATTGGGGGTATGTTCCAACTCTAAGTAGTTTGGAAGATCCCGATATTACGGAGACCCAACTCAACTATCGGTCTCTAAAAGAGGCAACAGGACAGCACAACAAGAGAAATGTATAACACAGAACAAGCACCCAGAGTTTCACAGTCTCTAATAAAGTTTCTTCGTCAGCACTTTCCTAAGCGAAGCTACGAACCTTCAATAAGTCAAGCAGAGATTATGCACGAGGAAGGAAAGCAAGCGATGATTGATATTTTAGAGCGTATCGCAGAAGACCAGTCTAAGAAATGAACGACAAACCCAAACCACCACTCCCACCATATGAAGACCTCTGCTGAGACTAACGAAAACGAATCTTCAGTTGAAGAGCAAAAATCATATTGGGAGCAGCTAAGAGAAGAGTTGAGACAGGACCCTAAGAATTTATAATGGCATCACCAGTAAAGGACGGACTAGGCATAGCGAATTATCACACCAATGGTAGTGAAACTACGCTTATTGAATCTCCTGGTCAAGGTCGTTACATCAAACTCTGGAGTATTCACCTCCACACTTCAACAAATACAACGGTCTATTGCTCCCTTTGGGAAAGTAATCTTGTAGATACTAGTTCTCTAATCCTTTACGGTCCCGCAAACAACAACGCAGATACAAATGTTCATCTTGAGCAGCCCATCTGTCTTGAGCCTGACACTGCTCTTGTTCTAAGTGGCGATGCTTCTTGGACAGCACATGACACTATCGGGAGTTTCGGATATACCATTGGCATCAACAAAGACGAAGAATTCGCACCTGGGGGAACCATACTTGTTGCATCAGATCCTCTAGAATCTCCAAACTCATATTCGCTACAGACTCCAAACGGATACCCGCTAGAAGCACCAAACTCAGTACCTTCACTATAATGGCAAACGGAAATTATGAATCATATCTGGAAGGGCTTAGTGTAGCTAATTATGTTGGCGATGCTTCTGCCTTGAGTGTCAGTAGTGTTGGAAATCAATCCTTTATAACTGTGTACGGCTACGATTTTCATACCACAGGAAACACTACTCATCACGCTCACATCCTCCAAGCTGATGCTGATGATATTGAAGGAACAAGTTCAATCCTTTTCCAGGTAGCTGGAAACAACAACAACCACGAACAAGAAATTTTTGCTCAACCAGTGAAGCTAGTTGAGGGATATTCTTTGATTCTTTACCCAGATACTGGGTGGACAGGTGTGACCAATATCCTCAATATCTATTACAAGGCAGCCATTCCAAACACTTCAAGTTTCAGGGCAGATATGCTCATTGACCCAATCCCAATAGAAGATCTCTAAACCCAACCCCCTAAAAATAATATGTGTTCAGTCCCCATAATGATTGCCGCATCTATGATGCAACAAGGCTACAGCATGAAGCGGCAACGAGATGTTGCCCAGAAGCAAGAGCGTAAAGCAGAAGTCGCTGAAGAGAAAGCAAAGCAGCAAATGAAAGCTGAAGCAGCCCTCCGCCAACCTAGCGTGAAGGGTGCTGAAGTAGTTACCGAAGCCCCAGGTATTGAGGGCGATAGTGGTGCTGTTCGTGCTGGTCTTCGTGAGCAGTTCACCATCAGCGGGGGAACCCAGGTATAAGTTATGGCTAAGAAATCAAAAGAACAGCGTAAGCGTGACAAAGAGCTTCGGCGTGATCGTAAAAAGCGAATGCTAGCTTTTGCCAAACAGATTGGCTATTATGTTGAAAACCCAAACTACGATCCAGAAGCTGACTCAGGTCAGGAGGCGGCAAAGCTGATAGGGGACTCATCCACTCTCAAGAAGTATGGTGCTGAGTCCATGGAAGAACTTTTTGACCGCATGGAGAGGCGAGCAATACGAGCGGGTCAATCTGCTCAAGAACAGTTGGGTCAGGTAGAAGGCGGTCAAGGAACTGCTGCTAGAACCACTCGTCAACGGTTCCAACTTCCAGTTATCGGTGGTGGATCTGCTCCACAGTTTTTCGGAGACACCGCAATCTCCCGCACAGGTTTTAGGCTATAAGATATGAACGACTCCATCAAGCATCGCTACGGTAAACTAGCCAACGGGGAACGAGAGCATTTCCTTGAACGAGCTAGAGAATCCTCCAAGCTCACGCTACCTTCCTTTATTCGTGAAGAGCATGAGCGTGGAGAGACTTTCCTATCTCAGCCATACCAGTCAGTCGGTGCTAGAGGAGTTATGAACCTGAGCAACAAACTGCTGCTCTCACTCTTCCCGCCTAGCACTCCATTCTTCAGACTGCTCGTATCAGAGCAAGACCTAGCTCAGATCCCAGAAGAGCAGCGTGATATTGTTCGTGGAGAGATTGATGACAGCCTTCGTGAGATTGAACAAGCTGTCTACGAAACTCTAGAGAACTCTAACTTCAGAGCCAAGATCAACGAGCTAATGAAGCACCTGATCGTTGCTGGCAACGCTGTCTTCTATGTTGGTCCCAACCAGACTTTCCGTACATACAGCATGGAAGATTTTGTTGTGGCGAGAGACATTGAAGGCAATATGCTGGAGTGTATCATTCGTGAGAGAATGAGCAAAGAAGTTGCAGACCAATATGACATTAGCCCAGATGACGGAGTTCTTCCTAGCAATCAACCTGACCTACCCTCTTCAGAACAGTCAGACGAGATTCATCTATATACTTCGGTAAAGCGAGTAAAGGACGATCTCTTTGAAGTTAGCCAAGAGCTAAACGGAGTTCTGATTACTAAGCCTATTGAGTTTACAGAGGATGAGCTACCTTATCTTGTTGTCCGCCTAACTGATGCTACTGGTGAATCATATGGTCGTGGTTATGTAGAATCTGTTTTTGGCGACCTAGCTTCACTTGAATCTCTTTCCCAATCGGTTATTCAGACTGCTGCGATTGCAAGTAAAACTGTATTTTTTGTCAACCCTGGTTCTCTCGTCAGACCCAAGGCACTCGCAGAAGCAGAGAACGGTGCAGTTCTTCCAGGTCTAGCACAGGATGTAACCACTCTTCAGAGTCAGCGTGGTGTTGATCTACAGATCGTCAACAACATCATCCAAGGACTAGAGCAACGACTAGGACTAGCGTTCTTGCTGTTTGAATCTGCCGTAAGAGATTCGGAGAGAACCACAGCTTTTGAAATCAACAAGCTCGTAGAGAGCTTGGAAACTGTCATGGTAGGCACTTATGCTGTCCTCAACCAGACTCTTGCTCGCCCCTTCATTGAGCTTACGATCAAGCGTATGACTGAAGCTGGTGAGATTCCTGAGCTACCCGAATCGGTCAAGCTCATCATCAGCACTGGCGTTAGCAACCTTGGTCGCTTGTCAGAGCTAGATAGACTACAACAGTTCGTAAGTCTCACCATGAATGCTGTTGGTCCTGAGATTGCATTCCAACTTATCAACCCTGAAGAGCTAGTGAATCGTATCGCTACTTCAGTAGGGGTTGAGAAGAAGGGGCTTGTCAAGACTAGCAGACAACTAGCTGAAGAACGAGCTATCGCTGAAGAACAGGCTAGACAACAAGCCATGCAAGAACAAGCCATGCAAGCTGCTCAACTCTTGCAGCAACAGACAGCACAAGATCCTGAGCTTGCTCAGAACATTGCAAATGCAGCACAGGATCTACAACAACAAATCCCCCAACAATAGATTATGTCCAAACATCACATCAATACACCCGATCCGTCAGAAGCGGTCTCTCATACTTTCACAGAAGAACAGGCAGAAGCCAAAGGTCTAACTCCTGAAGAAGCCGCTGCCTGGAACCAAATGGTTGAACAAGGTACTACCAAGCCAGATCCGAAGGAACAGTTGTTTCAAGAGCAGTTTGGTAAGTATATCAATCCAGAGCAGCCTACCCAAGAAGAGCCAAGTCTCCTAGCTGGTAAGTATAAGACTCAAGAGGATCTTGAGAAGGCTTACCTAGAGCTACAGAGCAAGCTAGGTCAAAAGGATTCGCCAGAATCGGCAAAAGAAGAGCCAGTTGCCCAAAACGAGGAAACCTCTCAGGCTCCAGAATGGATGTCCCAAGAGTTTGAAGAAGGCACTCCTGGCTATGCTATCCAGCAAGCGAACAAAGATTTCCTTGAGAACGGTCAGATTTCAGACGAAACCTTCGCTGCTCTAGAGCAAGCTGGTATTCCACGCGAAGTAGCTGAGACCTATGCTCAGAACGCTCAAGCAGAGCTAGACAAAGCATACGCTCAGGCTGCTCAGGAAGACGCTGGAGAGGCTCAAGAGCTACAGACCATCGTGGATAACCTGGGAGGTCCAGAGGCTCTGAGAAGCGTCCAGGAGTGGGCTGGTAAGAACCTAAGCAAAGAGGAGCAGGATTATGTGGACAACATTGCTGAGAATGGCACAGTCCAAGATATCGGCTTCCTCTACAAGCAGCTTCAGGCTCGTCAACAAGCCGCTGCAAACACCCCCGCTAAGGAAGATCAACTCGTGAAAGGACAAGGCGTTGTTCAGAATGCAACTGATGTCTACCGCTCACGAGAAGAAATGCTACGAGACCAAAAAGATCCTCGCTACAAGAGCGATCCTGCATTTCGTAGTCGCGTCTATGCCAAACTAAGTCGTAGCCGCATCTAAATCGTGTAACTTGAAAAGCCCGTTGGGTTGCTGTCTACGGACAGTCCTTCGGACACCTTGGAAAGAGAGCGATCTTTTACCTAACGCTACATTGGTAGCACAAATACTCCGCAAGGAGAACAGTCTCCACTGGGGACTATAAACTCTAACTAATAAAGTTTTACTACTATGGCTCTAAGCGACAACCTCGCTATTCCAGGTAATGCTTTCAACACTGCTGAGGACCGCACTGAGCTAATGCTCAAGGTTTTTGGTAACGAGGTACTTGATGCTTTCCTTACCACCACAGTTGCTAAAGGCACTACCATGTCTCGCCGCATTGAAGCGGGCAAATCCGTCCAGTTCCCACTGATCGGTGATCACACTGCGAAGTTCCATACTCCAGGTGAATCTCTGATTACTGGTAGCTATGACGGCGTAATCAACCACGATGAGTCAGTTGTCGTTATTGACAAGCTGCTCGCATCACACTCCTTCATTGACGATCTTGAAGAAGCAATGCTTCACTACGATGTTCGTGCGCCCTACGCACGACAGATGGGTAACGCAATCGCTCGCCAGCATGACGAACTAGTTTTCGCTTCTGCTGCTCGTGCTTGTGGTCTAGCTGACAGTGGTGAAGAGTTTGAGGCTGCTTCAGGCGTTGATGGCAACGGTCCTGCTCGTGTCCAGATCGCTACCATTGCTTCTGGTTCACTCGCTAACATCACTCCTGCTCTACTACTAGACGCTATTCGTGATATGGCTGCTGCTTTTGATAAGCGTAATGTTCCTGCTGAAGGTCGTACCCTTATCCTTCGTCCCGAAGAGTACTATGTCCTAGCTTCTGAAGATAGCAACCTAATCTCACGCGACTTCACTACCGCCAATGCTAACGGCATTGATACTGGTCGTGTTCTGCGTGCGTATGGTTTTGATCTAAAGATGAGCAATGTTTGGGGTAACACTCTGGCTAATCAGAACTACTCC